ATAAAGAACTAGGTGCAGACAAAATTTTAATTTATGCCAGATTTGATGATTCAACTAAGGATTTTCCAATAGATTCTAAATTTGCCCAAGTTGGAATTGTAAAAAATCCAACAATTTATGATTCAACTGGTATTAGTACAACATTATTCACATCTACTGAGTTTTCTGCGGTCTATGCTATGAAACTCGGCGGAACTCCTTCAGGTTCAATTGCAGTTGGAGACAAGATTCAACAATCGGTTACTGGTGGAATTGCTATTGGATATGTTGCTTCTTATGATTCGGAAACTAAAGTTCTAAAATACTTTAAAGATCGTTCACTATACTTTAATCCAACTACTAACGATCAAACTGATTATGTTGGAGTATCAACATCAGGAAAAGTTCTTGAGTTTAATTCATCAAATCCAGTTACTAAAGTTGGTGGCGGATTTAATGCTAGTGTTGATAGTTCTTTCTCAGGAATTACAACTTCAATTTCTGGAAAAATAATTAATTTAGGTGTTCAATTCACCAATGGTCTTTCTAATCCTGAGATAAATAGTAAGTCGGGTGATATAGTTTATATCGACAATAGACCGACTGTAACAAGAAGTTCTAGACAAAAAGAAGACGTTAAAATTATCCTGGAATTTTAAAAAATGGCTCAAAAAACAAATCTTAATGTAAGCCCCTACTACGATGATTTTAATGAGCCTGACGTAGGTGCTAAAGATAAAAATTATTATAAAGTATTATTTAATCCAGGAAGACCTATTCAGGCTAGGGAATTAAATACCCTACAATCAATTCTACAAAATCAAGTAGAATCTTTTGGTAGTCATATTTTCAAAGAGGGATCTATGGTGATCCCAGGAAATATTGTCTATGATAATCAGTTTTATGCTGTAAAGTTAGAAACTACTCAGTTTGGTGTTAATATTAACTCATATATTGAACAATACATTGGCAAGAAGATAATTGGACAAAATTCTGGTGTAACTGCCACCATTCAGATGGTACAACTTCCAAATTCGGAAGTTGATTACACTACAATTTACGTAAAGTATCAAGATTCCGATAATGATTTTTCATTCAGCGAATTTCAAGACGGCGAAGCACTATATTCTAATGATAATGTAGTATATGGTGGCACAACAATTACTGCAGGAACTCCATTTGCTTCTACAATTTCATCCGAAGCAACTTCAACAGGTTCAGCAGCCTCTATTGGGGAGGGGGTATATTTCATTAGAGGAACTTTTGTAAGAGTTCCAAAGCAAACAATTATATTAGATTATTATACAAATACACCATCATATAGAGTTGGTCTTAGAGTTAGTGAGCAGATTATTACCGCAAAAGATGACGCTGCACTATATGATAATGCAAAAGGATTTACAAACTATGCTGCCCCAGGTGCAGATAGATTTAAAATTTCATTAACTTTAACTAAGAAACCACTTACTGATATTGAAAATGATACTGATTTCGTCGAACTTTTAAGAGTTCAAGATGGTAACATTAAGAAAGTTGATACTAAATCACAGTACTCTATTATTAGAGACTATCTTGCACAGAGAACTTATGACGAATCTGGAGATTATGTAGTAACTCCGTTCCAATTTTCAATTAATAATTCGCTAAACAATAGACTTGGTAATGACGGTCTATTCTTCAGCAACGAAAAGACTGAGCAAAATAATACACCATCAGATGATCTGATGTGCATCAAGTTTTCCCCAGGAAAAGCATATGTAAGGGGATATGATATTGAAAAGACTGGTGTAGAAATTGTAGACGTTCCTAAGCCAAGAACAACTCAATCTAAAGAAGATGTAAATATCCCATTTGAAATGGGAAATCTTGTAAGAATTAATAATGTTTCTGGAGCACCAAAACAAAAATCAACAATTGAACTTTATAATAGAAGAAAGACTTCAACAACTGCCTCAACAGGAACAAAAATTGGAGATGCAAGAGTTTATACTGTTAATGTAACAGATTCTTCTTACTCCAATAGTGCCACAAATTGGGATTTATATCTGTATGATATTCAAACATATACCGAAATAACCCTAAATCAGGCAATTTCTTCAGCAGAACTACCTGCATCATCATTTGTAAAAGGTATGAGTAGTGGCGCAAGTGGTTACGCTAATGCTGCTGGTGGTGGTTCTACTACAATTTCTCTCAGACAAACATCTGGAACATTTATTGTTGGCGAGCAAATCTTAATTAATGGTCTGGAGTTATATCCCAGAACCATTAAATCAATTAATGTATATTCCCCCCAGGATATTAAATCCATATTCCAGTCCACTGCAGTATCAGGTTTTTCAACAGCATTTGTAGCAGATACTCAGTTAGATAAAGTAACTGCATTTGGATTCTCACCTACAGACATTATTACCATTCAATCTACAGGTGCAGTATCCGCTTCTGGAAAACTCTTTAGTGGAATTAAACCAGAAAGCATTATTAGATATCAAAGAGTTGGTTTCCTCACAGAAACTTACAATAGAGTAGCTTCAGTTTCTTCTGATGGAACCTCTATGACACTTGCTTCAGTGACAAGTGTTTCTGGAATTTGTGATGGATCTTTACCTGCGTCACAAACTTCAACCACATTCTCTGTTGGTTCCCCAAGAATTAGAAATGAGCAGTCTGGATATCTTTATGCACAATTACCAGACTCAAACATCGCATCTGCAAATTTAAATGATTCAATATTAACATTTACGGCACAATCAAATGCCACATTAACACCATCATCCAATACATTAACAGTTTCAACTGGTAATTTTGATCTTGGAATTAGTTCATCACTATCAAGATTTGAAGCATTTGATGAAGAAAGATATTCTATTCATTATGCAGATGGTACAATTGAACCACTGACTTCTGACAAAGTTTCTTTATCAAATAATCAAGTAACATTCAGTAATATTCAAAATAAGAATATTACTGCTATCAACGCAACATTCGTAAAGAATGGAGTTCAGAGTAAGGTAAAACAGTTTTCACGTAGTAGAGTAGTTAACGTTTTACTTTCCAAGTATCCACAATCTGGAACTGGAATTAGCACATCAATTAATGATGGTCTATCATACAACCAGTATTATGGTCTCAGAGTACAGGATGAGGAAATTTGTTTAAATTATCCTGATGTTGTTAATGTACTTGCGGTCTATGAATCACTAAACACATCTGTTCCTGTTTTAGATACTGTTTCATTCAGTTCTATCGCAAATGTTGATACCAACGCTATCATTGGTGAAAATATAATTGGTAGCAATAGTAAGGCAATTGCTAGAATTGTATCAAAACCATCATCAAATACTTTAGGAATCGTTTACCTAAACACAAATAGATTTGCTGTAGATGAAAACATTTCATTTGAAGAATCTAATATTAATACAAAATTAGTATCAATTACTCCAGGTTCTTATAAAAATATAACAAATAAGTTTTCTCTAGATAAAGGGCAAAAAGATCAGTATTACGATTATTCAAAACTAGTAAGAAATTCTGGAGAATCAGAACCATCTAGACAATTGCTTGTAGTATTTGATCACTATACAGTCCCATCTGGTGATACTGGAGATGTATTTACTGTAAATAGCTATTCTTCTGAGAGATTTGGATCTGATGTTCCATCTATTGGAAAAAATGAAGTAAGAGCATCTGATACATTAGATTTTAGACCAAGAGTATCAGTCTTTACTGGATCTTCCTCATCACCATTTGATTTTGCATCAAGAACATTTGGAACCGAACCAAAACTAGTTCTTTCACCAAATGAAAGTTCTCTAGTTGGATATAACTTCTATATCGGTAGAATTGATAAGTTATATCTTGATAAGTTAGGTAACTTTATTGTACTCCAGGGAACACCTTCACTCGATCCAAAATCACCATCAAAACCTGATGATGTAATGGAGATTGCGACTATTACTCTTCCACCATATCTTTATAATCCAAAGGATGCGCGTGTATCTCTTGCAGATAATAGAAGATACACAATGCGCGACATTGGTCTAATTGAAGATAGGGTTGAAAATCTTGAAAGAGTTACTTCATTATCTCTTCTTGAGTTAAATACTCAAACTCTACAAATTCAAGATGCTCAAGGATTTAATAGATTTAAAACAGGTTTCTTTGTAGATGATTTTAAGAATACTGATCTAATTAATACTGCGGTATCAAAAATTGAAGTAGATGTTGAAAACAATGAGTTAACTCCACAAATTAGTAGAAATAGTATCAACCTACTTCCAGTTTCTGCGGAGTTGTTCACCAATGAAAATGTAGATTTAACTGCCAACTTTGCACTTTATGACTCTAACGTCCAAAAGACTAATGATGTAATCACTTTAAAGTACGATTCAATTGGATGGATTGAGCAACCCCTGGCAACTAAGGTTGAAAATGTCAATCCTTTCCACGTAGTATCATACAGTGGTACTGTAAAACTAAACCCATCTAGTGATAGTTGGGTAAGAACAATTAGATCTCAGGATGTAAATATCAACCAAACAAATTGGATTTGGTTGAGAGCAACAGGAAGATTTGAAGTTGTTGGTAGACAAACAAGTACAAATGTAGAAGACAGACTTCTTGCAAGTGGAACTGAACTCTACATGAGATCCAGAAACACTGGGTTCAATGCTGTCAATTTAAAGCCGCTTACTAGAATTTATCAATTCCTCGATGGAAATAGTGGTGTAGACTTCGTTCCTAAACTAATTGAAATTGCTAATGATTCAACTCTTAAGAATTATGGTGCGACGGGTTCTTTCTCAGTAGGAGAAACTGTTGTCGGTTCTTTTGATGGTATAAATCTAATTAGATTCAGAGTTGCTGCATCAAATCATAAGGGCGGTCCTTTTAATTCACCATCAGTAACTTATAATATTAACCCATAC